ATCATTTCTAAACTGATACTACATAGTGCGTCGGCGCCGTCGGTGTGAGCGAAGCGAAGGCTGGCGCCGTAGCTACGCCGTAGGCACTACCCATCTCCCATGCTACGCACCATCTCCCTTCCCGCTTTTGCGATGCAAACAGTTGAAAAGGCGGATGAATGTGCTGGATCGCGGTCCGCAGGCCGATCATAAGATGAATTCGCCGTAGTATGTGGTAACCATACGACACCTATACATATACACAACGCGACAGTAGCTGTCAGGCACGAGCGAGGAACAAAGCGAGGAACGACAGCATTGAGGGTTGGAAATTTCTTTCCTGTTTCTATCCAAAAAAGAATAATCTCGACTATGACTTAGTGAAGAAAGCTTGGATCACCAAGATTTCTATTATTACCTAAGTCATAGTGATCCAGAGCCATAATTCAAAATTTATAATTATCTTCAAAATGAGCCAAAACGGTTTCGATATCGCAAAGGAGCAAAGATCAAAATTGGGTAAAACAAGAAACTTCTGTTATACTGCCAACAATTACAACAAAGAAGACGAAGATTATCTACAATCAATAGATTGTAAATATCATGTATATGGAAAGGAAACAGGGGAGAGTGGCACCCCTCATCTCCAGGGCTTTATCCAGTTCAAGAGTCAAAGATATCTAGGGTCTGTGATAAGACTCATCAACAGCCAAGCAGGAGACCACGAGGGAACCCCCCACATTCACGTGGAAAAGGCGCGAAGTGCCTCTCATATAGCCGCCCTATATTGCAAAAAAGGTGATCAACGACCATCAGAATGGAAAGCGAAGAAAGACGCAGGACCAAACTTCGGTAAGAACGCAGATGTATGGGAAAAGGGTGACCCACCAACGATGATGACAATGACATCTAGGAAAGAGAAAAACAGACATCTAATCAATACCAACTTCGCCAAACTAGTAGACGACGGAGACGTTAGTCCATACCAGGCACCGATGTTATACAGAACAAGATGCATTCTACAACAAGGCAAGATGGCACGCAAGACGGAGGATGTCAGAGGCGTGTGGATCGTAGGTCCCCCTGGCACAGGGAAATCACACTACACCCACACACACTGGCCCAATCATTTTGTCAAGAATCAGAACAAATGGTTTGATGGGTATGATGATGAGGATGTGATAGTGCTGGATGATCTAGACTGTGATCACTTCGGCCACCTACTCAAACGATGGGCCGATAAATGGCCCGTCACAGGAGAAGTGAAAGGAGGCACTGTCAATCTAAATCACTCCAAGTTTGTGGTTACAAGTAACTACACAATTGAAGACCTATATGGCCTACCAGATAACAAAACAGGTGCAATCGACAAGATGTTGGTCAACGCCCTCAAACGTAGATTTAAAGTGATCAGGATGAATAAGAAATTCACAAAGAATCCAAACTACGAAGAAGAAAAGTATCCAAAGAAGCGCAAGCGCATGGAAATTCCTCGGTATGCAATTGGTAAAGACGGATCTAGTTTTGCAAGGAGCCCAGGGTCCATTGCAGAAGACTACCGAGCATTGAAGAGAAGCAAATTTAACGAGGAAGTATATGATAGTATACTCACGAAATGCGGCCAAACAAATGAAAAAGTACACTTCCCACTAATAACACAGGACCCAGAGGGTTCAAAGCTAGAAGCCCAACGTGGAACGTCAAGCATAGCATCAGTACATAGTCCAGAGCCCTCCCAAGAGAAGAAGGACAAAACCAGCAAATCAAGAGGGAAAGACGCCAACGCAGTGTTGAGTACAGATCCCAATTACCAAGAATCGACTGAGAAAGGGAGAGAACGCTTTATTATTCCGTCATACAACTAACAAATGTCAGGTCAAGCCCTTGTTGCCTTGGTGCCTGTTGCTGCCTGAGGAGCGAACTTGCCTTAATACATGTATTATACTTAACCCGCATGAACCGTACGTAAATTCTCGCATGTTATGAATTGGAGCTAAAGGTTTAGTAGGGTTGACCCGCATGAACTGGTGTAAATCTCTACCAGGAACAGTTGCTTTTAACACTCATAAACCAAGTATCATTTCTAAACTGATACTACATAGTGCGTCGGCGCCGTCGGTGTGAGCGAAGCGAAGGCTGGCGCCGTAGCTACGCCGTAGGCACTACCCATCTCCC